GACCTCTGTAGTTATCAAAGGCGGTCACTACAAGTCCTATTTTAACCTTAAAGTAGGAGCAACTTTAATGAGTAAACAACGAGTGAAAAAGCGTTTTACATCAGAAGTTAATATCATTGATTTTCAGCCGTATCTTCCGGCAAAAAAGCAACGTGTGTCCATAACCGCACGTAATGCTAATCAGAAACTGTATCTCACCAAACTATACGAGGAATCCACTAGCATAGTACTTGCTATCGGACCTGCCGGCACGGGTAAAACCATGTTGGCTGTGCAGTTCGGAGTTAAATTGTTTCAGGAAGGCAAAGTTGACAAAATCGTGGTAACAAGACCCGCCGTGTCCGTAGACGAAGATTTAGGATTTTTACCAGGTGACTTAAATGAAAAGATGGCACCATGGACGAGACCTATATTTGATGTTTTAGGAGAATATTATCAGAAAAAAGAAATAGCAGGAATGCTAGAGGAAGGAACTATCGAGATAAGCCCCTTGGCCTATATGCGAGGCCGTACATTTAAAAACGCATATATCGTAGCAGATGAAATGCAAAATGCTACAGTAAATCAAATGAAAATGCTACTGACCCGTTTAGGAGAAGGGTCTAAGATGGTAGTGACAGGCGATTTAGCACAAGCAGATAGATTGAGCGATAATGGTCTGATTGATTTTTGCAATCTACTTGAACAAACGGAATATTTGGAACATATCGATATCATTCGATTTGAAGCCAAGGACATCGAACGCCATAATGCCGTGAAGGAGGTGTTAGCGGTTTATGGAGAATAAAGTAGTAGTTCTACTTTAGATTGTCTAAAAAAAGGGCCTTAATGGCCCTTTTTTGTTTTGTTCCATATTAATTCGTGTATGTAATATAGTATAGTATTGACTATCATTTGTGTAAATGCAATACCACTAGCTATAAATGCTTGCCCGGTAATAATATAACTAATTAAAAACGTCGACCCAGAGCCGATGATTCTCCAAGACAACGTTTTTAATAATATATTCATTTTAATCCTAATTCTTTACGGATCTTAGTAGCACTTATATCGGTTACTGTTTCATCAAATGTTTCTTCGCCTGCGGTGTATCCTACGCCACGGCCCCAACCAATATGAACTATATTAGGAACAACTTGTATTTCGTATTGTCCTTGGTATAACGGATCTAAGTCACGTTTAATAAATGATTTAACTTTTTCTACTTCAAACGGATTACTACCTTGCCATCCTTGCACATCACGTACTTGGATAACAACTTGTCCTGTTCGAGACAGCAATCGTTCAAACAATGCGCGATGGCCATCGTGCCAAGGTTGCCAGCGTCCTAACATTTGTACAGTTTCTTTCTTCCAATCGAACACAGGACGTCGACGATTATCTAGAATATGGTCAGCAATAAAGTCTGCCCACTTGTTAGCATCTTGCTCTGTAACTCGGAAGTCATAATATTCGGGTTCTTGAAACATGGCATTAGTATCAGCGTAACGGCCTTCACGAATAGTATCTACCCAGATAGTCCAATCGGCTTTGAAATTGTTACGCATCTCAACTAGAGGTGCAACAAAATCGCAAATTACAAATCTATCATTACTTTCATCTGCTAGGTCGCGCATCCGTTTGCTTTGTCTAATGCGTCCTTCATAGCTAAAATCCCAATCGTCATAATGCCTGCGAACATCATCCGCATTAAATCGAACGGCGTCTAATTTTTCTGCTAATACTGTTGCTAAAGTGGTTTTACCTGCACCTGGCAACCCCATAATTAATATTCTTTGTGTCATTTTCGATGTCCTTGTTAAAGATTTCCTAATCTAATTAATGTTGCTGATAAATTAATCTCTGGATCGCTAATTAATGTATGATCAACTAATCCTTGTTTAATAATCAAGATGGCTTTATTCTGACGTTCTTCGTCGCCAAAGATTTCGATATTATTATATAACCAACGATATATATCTTCCATTTCTTCAGGTCTTGCTTTTCCGCAAAGGAATTTACGAGCTTCAGTTATTTTACCAGCTTTAAACAATTCAACCATTTCAAACTTGAAATCTGCTACCCCTGTATCAGATTTATTAGGTAATGTTAAAGTATTATCTGCTGAATTTTGTTGTAGTAGTTGGATACATTTTCTAAGATCTGGATATGTTGCTTTGACATAATTATCTAATGTTTCTAAATCAAACTCGATACCTTCTTCTACTAGAATTGTGGCAGCTCTAGCTGTAAATTCGGTTTGGTCAATACTGCTAAAATGCATTTGTTGACAACGACTGTGGATAGCCGGAATAATTTGATTAGGGTGATTACAAGTTAAAATAAATCTGCTATGGGATGAATATTCTTCCATAACTCCACGCATAGCCGCTTGGGCTTGAGGAGTCAGTGCATCTGCCTCATCGAGCAATACAACTTTAAATTCTCCAAACGGAATCATTCTGATAAAATTCGTAATACGGTCACGTACCTCATCAATGCCTCGCTCTCGAGAAGCATTAAGTTCTAATAAGTCATATTCACTAATTTTTAGTTCATTTAATAATAATTTAGCAAGTGTAGTTTTTCCAATACCCGGACTGCCACTTAAGAGTAAATGGGGAATACTTCCTTCTTTAATCCATTGTAAGATTTGTTTCTTTTGATTATCATCTCTAAATACATAACCATCAACAGTCTTAGGACGATATTTCTCTACCCATAATTCTTTCATACTAATTCCTCTAAAATGCCTAATGCTTCTGCTACAATAAGCAACCATCCTGCTTCGGGTAATCCCATCATAATAAGAGATGCACCAGCGCCGACACGTAATACACTCTTTACAAGGCTAACATAAAAATGTCCTCGACTTGTGTCTTTAGGTTGAATATCCATACAACTCTCCTTTTGCTAATTATACAGGTGAAAACAGGCCTTGTCTAGAGGCCTGTTGTTCGAAAGATTAACGTGCAAACATATCTGGTGTAAATGTTTGAACTTTCGATGTACTTACATTACTGTAAATAATTTCATTAGGTTTTTCATCTGCTACTGCTAAGATAGCTTTTGGATCGCCTCGGCGAATAATGATTTCGTTACCATCATCATCTAACACAGTGAAACCTCGACTCCACCGTCCGTGTTCAAATAACGCCCATTCTCCAGGTTTAACATCTTCTTGTTGCGGTCCTACTGAATGAACTTTCCCCCAACGGCTTTTAACACCTTCGGATTTTCCATCTTGACTAGGAATATAAATTCCACTAGCTGTTTTTTCTTCACCAAATTCCATATCAGTAAGAACAATATTATCTCGTATGGGTTTTAATTTGCTTAGATAAACTTTACTCATTCATTACCCTCTGGATCCATATCTTTTACGTTCTTTTTACGGATAGCGCCTACTACTGCGGGGGATTCTTGAACTATTTGTTGATCGTGAATTCCAGTACCACCTGCTTGTAGTTGCTCACGTTTAGCAATAATTTTGCCGCCAGGGCCTAATTTATCGCCTCTGGCATTAACCTTCATATTTCCAACCGCTGGTGTGAGTTCATTTCTTGCAACCAATTTGTTTAGGTCAACTTCTTTACCTCTTGCACTTTTATATACTGGCATAATAGCCTCCTTAGATATAATACTACTTATCTCAAGAATTCCTGCCAGTCTAAATTATATTTGACTGAATCAATTTGATGAACTCCTAGTAAGTATAATACAAAACTAGCTACACTAGAACCACGCCCTACGCCCCAAACTATACCATTTTCGTGGCAAGTATCTACAAAATGTTTGGTCCATTGTAATAACGGGGTCATTCCGCGTTCTTCATATGCTTGAAGTTCTGCAATAACACGCTTTTCTTGTTCAGCGGTAGTACAACGACTCAAACACCATTTTGATACATCAAAGTCTCTGTACTCATCGGGCATAAACCAATCGGATTGCAATGCCGAATCAAAGTCTTCGATACTAAGTTGGTCTAACTGCTCACTGAACCTTTGAAAAGTAAAACCAGCAGTTTGTTCCAACTGCTCGATGTCTTCAGTATAGTCTACTGTAAGATCTTTGAGGTTGGTAAGTTTTCCTTGATAAAGGAATTTGAATATATCTTGTGAATTAAAAATAGGATTACTGAATTTATCTAAGCGCATAGCGCATAGTTTAACTGACTTTAATTAGTTTGTCAAGGGTTTTATCACGGTTTGACATCATTTTTTCTAGTTGTAAAGCCCTGCGTTTACTCATTTCTTGTTTATAATCTTCCAATAAACTGGCAACTTGATTCTTAAGCATTGTATTGCTAGTCATAAAATACTTATTGGTTAAATCCGAAATCTTAGCTTCGATTTCGGAATCTTTTAAATCTCTTAAATCACCGGATAATGGATGCATCAGTATTCGCCTATGCTCTTTAAAAATACAGTAGACCCTGCATTTACGGTCCAAGCTTCGATTACTTCATATTTTCCAGTAGTACCTAACGTAATCGAATTAGAAACTGCCGCGACACCAACAGACTGACTTGTTGTTGATGTTACAGTAGCGGCCGCTCCGGATGATGCACCGAGCTGTCCTATTACGACAGTATTGGCAGGAGTACTTGGAATAGCAAGAACATAATAAACACCGACTGCTAATCCTCCTAACGTTCCGCCTAATGACAATGGAGTACCGGTTATTATATTAGCAATAGAATTTAATGTTATTACATTACCAACACCACCTAATGAACTATTAGTAATAGTGCCTGTTACACTATTATTAAGAGTATAACTTACTCCAGAAATAGTTGTTGCAGTTGATACAGTTTGATTAGCACTAACATTATATGTTCCGATGCCATTGACTACGGATATTGCAGATGTGATATAAGTGCTAGTGCCAGAAATTGTTCCGCCACTTATTTGCATACCGATACCAATTGTACCAGAACCTATTGCAGTAACCGTAAGAATTTGTCCACTAATAGTTCCAGTGAAAGATGCAGTATTAACAGCAGTAACGTATGTACTAGAAGGAACACCAGAACCGCTAACAATCATACCAACAGTCGGAGAAGTTATTCCGCCAGTGTACGTGGTAGTGCCTAACAATGTTAATGTATAACCAGTTGCATAATTGCTAGTTGAAGTAAAAGTTGTTGGAGTACTAGCAGTTGCAAGGGTGCTAACTTGCACTCCAGGCCATCCTGTTGCTGGTCGAAGTGTACCGGCATTTGCTGTACTAAATGTTGTTGTATGTGTAGTAAGTTGATCACCGATTAAAATAACTCTAACAACACCATATGATCCGCTTGCTGGCCAATTTGTAAATGTTAATGTTCCAGAACCTGTAATAGTAAATTGTTGTGCAGGGCCGTTGTTAATGTTAATAGATGCGCTAGTAGCTGTACCACCGTTAAAAAATACTCCATTAAATTGTGAAAATAATCCGTTGTTAAGAGTACTACCTAGCATGTTATTAACTACAGGAGTTGTTTGTGTGGCTAAATCAGCAGTAGTAATAGCAACTTTTTGAAGTGCAGTTAATTCGGTAGCCGCTTCTGCTAAACCAGCTTGTATTGCTGTGAAATTATCACGAAACCCTTGGCTATCGTTATCTTGGCCTGCTACTGGGTATGTGGTGCTAATTGCTGAGTAATTTATTGCGCTTGTCATGTGTTATCCTACAGTTATTCTGTCATTTTTAAATACTAGATATTTATCGCCTTCATAACCAGTGACAGAGTCGATTATGAAGCGGTCAATTTGATAATCTATTGTATTAAACTCAAATCCGCTATATTTGATGTTTAAAATTATTGTATCAGCGGTTCCGGGTTTGCAAAAACAAAGAGGTACGCATAATGTATATCCTCTTTGTTGTTTTTGTCCAGTGGGAACACTACGCATCCATAATGGCAAATAATTACGTTCTGATAATCCTGCTACAGGATTTCCGTTTACATCATAATGATCGACGGTTTGATATAATCGTTCTTGCCATAATGTAATACTATTTGGAAAATATGTATCAGGATTAGGATTACTTACTTCATATCCAGTACTGTCTACAGTAACCGGAGGATTATTTCTTCGGTCAAATGGAACGTTAATAGTTAAATCAGAAATAGTTGCATCATAAAATATAGTGCTATTGTCTACGGTTATTTTATCAGATTCTGTGCCTAAATCGCTAGTTATTTTTAATGGCAAATGCAAACCATTTGGTTCTAACGGATCTATCATTTGAACGTATATAACTTCGTATACTTCATTTCCTGTGTTTGGATCTATCGCTAATGCTTTTTCAACATTGCCAAATTGGAAACGTTTCTTTTTAAAGTTCAAACCCATAGCGCCTATATATGCTGATGCGTCTTCTGTTTGTATACCGGCATACACTAGCATAGTTAAACTTGTTTGTATTCCAAAATTACTATCATTTGGTCTGTAAATACTGCCCGGAGTAAATATCGATGGATTATTAATAAAATCATACCATGCAGATCTTTGAGAAGCTTTCAAATATGGTTTAGTAACAATATTACTATAAGGAACAGTATTAGGTGTAGTAATTGATAAAGTGAATTCTCTTGTTACTGCACTATAATTATATTGATCGCTTGCTTTAATTGTAAATGTAAATGTTCTATCAAGTGTAGTATTTGTTTGATCGAATGTGAGTAATCCGCCATCGAATATAGTTACACCAAGTGTTCCAGTTGAATTATTTGCATATTGATTTATAGTTCCTAAAATCTCCCCGTCTAAACTTAATGTTAATCCCGGAGGTAATGTTCCACTAACTAAATTATAACTTATAATTGCATTAGGTACGCTTGTACTTGCATTTACAGATAGATTAGAAATATATCCAGCAGGTGCAATTCCTAAATTATTTGGAGTATTCCAAGTAATTTGACTATTAACATCACCTAATAACGTGAGATTAAATGTTTTACTAGAATTTAAATATTCTGTAATATTATCTCCCAACCTCGTAGCAGTTATAGTAAATTCATAACTTTGTGTAACCTGAGGTTGGTATGGTATTTTTCCGTAAATATTTCCAGATGCTATATCAAACTTAATGCCAGCTGGCAATGTACTTAACGACCCTATATAAAAAGGTGTTCCATTAGGTATATTTAATTTTAGAGGAACTAATGATTGTACAATATTATTAGAATAAGTTACAGTTCCAGTAGTATATAATGTTATTCTATATTGATTATTGATCAAAGGAGTAACAGATTCAATTTGATAGATAGTTTCGTCTGCACCATCGAGATAGTTGTCAAAAGTTAAGAATTGACCTGGTTCTATTGTTCCTTTTACATTACTTACTGTAAGTTGATTGCCACCATATTGTAATTGTATAGTAACACTTGCTGTAAATATGAGATTAGAAGGAGTTCCTATAGATGTTGAAATAGGACTTCCGCCAGGTGTAGTTGAAAGTTGAAATGATTTCGATGTTGGAGTTCCTACGACATAATATATATTTCCAGAACTATAACCAGTAATACTGCCAGTTCCTGTATTCGATCCTGTAATAGTAATCGATTGTCCGTATACTAACGTATTAGTTAATTTTACACAAGCAAATGTACCAGATAAACTTGTAATTCCTGTAACAATAATTGTATTGCTTGGTAACAATCCTACTGTTTCAGAAATTGTAATAGAACTAGTAGTTACTGATGTAACAGTAGAATTAGAAGGAATATATTCCCCAGTAATAGTTTGTCCAATAGAATATCTATTGGCATTTATTACATTATTAATTACATTACTATTACTAGTAAGTGTTCCATAAAATCCTTGACTTACTGCATTATCTGTAGGAAGTACTTGAGAACTTACTGCATATACTTCTTCATTAGTTATTTCTAATCTAAAAAGAACATCGGTATTATCATATAATACAATTGGAATTGTCAAATAATTATTTGCTCTATACGTTCCTAAATTACTATTAGTGATCCATACCGGAGAACGTAAGTAAGTAGCATCTGCACTAAAACTATCAGCAACACCATTAAATGCTGTATTATCTGCACGGAACTGATCTGTACCTACTACAAATATATTGAATACACGTTGAGCATAATTAACGCCATCGGTTACTGTTACTTTAAATTGATAATTTGCGTTTAAAGTAGTTGGCGGCGCACTAGCCATGTTATAATCATAAAATACATCATCATACAAATAACTATCGAAACCGTCTGTAGGTAAATTGGCAAAATCGTAAGCTACTGCATCGTAAAAACTTTCATCATACGTACCAGTTCCATCTGCCGGAGTTATTTTTACCACAGGTTCTATATAACCACTAATTACACCGCTTGGACTTAATGTAAGACCGTTAGGCAATGCTCCATCATTATTACCTATAAAATAAGTAAGAGTTTGACCAATAGCCACATCTAAATCAAATGCTTCTATTTGATAGTTCACTAAACTTTGGTCTAACACGTATAACTGTTTTGCCGGTCCAATAGGAAGACTTCCAGCCGCCGTAATAAATTGAGGTTGATTATTTCCAGTAATAGTTATAAAAAATGTACGATCGGAAATCTGTGTGCCATCGGTGGCACGAATACAAAAGCTATAATTTGTATTGTTAGCTACAATATAAGGATTTCCTTCTATATTGGTACCGTTAATACGTGTTCCGCCAGGTAACGCACCAGATATAACACTAAATGTTATACCTGTAGTATTTTGTACTGGCAGTGCAATGCTAAGGGTGTCTTCTTCCGGAAAAGATCCTAGACTTGTACCAGAACTTACGGTCCAGACATTTAAAGCCATTGTTATTCCTTAAGCACCAGTTCGTGTTCTGATTACATAAAAACTATGAACTCCTGCTTCTGTAGCAGTGAATGTATACCCACTAATTCCTGAAGTAGACGCCATAGTACCTGTAGCAGATCCTTTTGAAGAACCTACTGCAACAGGTGTAGTACCACCACCACATAGATACTGAGTTACTGTTCCTGAATTATAACAGTTAACTAATATACTTCCTGAAAAGTTTGCAAAGGCCACAGTACCGCCGATACTTAATGTTACTTGATTAGACACAGAACTAGCATCAACGGTATAGTTACCAGGAGTAACTGCACTAATACGTGTACCAGCTGTGACAGTTCCGGCAAATGTTGCATTTTGTGTATGATCGATTTTTAGTGCTTGAGTCAATACACCGTTACTAGTTGCAGTGCTAAATGTAATAGCCCCGGGTACTTTTCCACTACTAACTGTGCCATCAACAATAACAGCTATTTGCCCAGCTAATTGAGTAGCCGCGCCATCGTATCCATATGCATTTATATTTGCTAATCCATCATTTTGAACAACAACTGTTGGAGTTTGATATGTTCCTCTATTTTTTGTTAATCTAATAGTTGCCGCATTTGCGTCAGTATAATAATTAGTTCCTGAAAATACATAACCACTAGTACCACCTGAAACAGTTTGTGTTACTTTTACAGATCCAGTACCGGGATCAGTTCCAGTAGTAGGTCCGATTGATAAGATACCTGTATTTACTAGACGCATTAAGCTCAATTGTTGCCCGGAAGTATTAGTAACAGTGAAAAATAACTCTCCAGCTATAATACCTGAATTGTTTGCAGGAGTTGCTACAACATCGGCACTAATACTAGCCGCAAGTCCGTATTGAGTTCCATCGTAACCATACCAGTCAAAACCTCCAATGCTATCGCCATTTGCAGACGCAGTAGGAGTTATATTAGTACCTCTGGCTCTTCTAATGGTTATTGCATTACCAGTAGTTCCGGTATAAAATGTATCTGCAATAATTACATTTCTGTTGCTATTATTTGCAACAACTTGGATAGTACCGTTAACGTTTTGTAATAAGTTAGCAGTTTCGTTCCATGTCATACTAGAACTAGGACTTAATGTTGTTCCGTTACTAGCCCAATAAGCTAAACTATTTGCAGTACCTGATTGAATTATACTTGGATTACTAATTGTAATAGTATGTGTAGTGCTATTGTAAGAAATTAAAATATTACTAAGTACACCTCCTTGAATCATAGCACCGGCTGCATCGGCCGCACGGTGAACGGTAAAATATTCATTATTTCCAAGTCCGCCACCTTCTGGAATAGAATTAGTAGTAATTGATACAGCACCGAATAATCCGTTTATACTTGATACACCGGCCGGATTTCCGCCTGCCGTTAACCCATCACCTATGTAAAGAGGAGATACGTTTTGTGAGGAATAATCTGTAACATATACTAACTCGCCTTGTTCTGGAGTTATTGTTGTTCTATTTGAGTTTGTTCCTCTTCTTAATTGTAATGCCATTATTTTTTCTCCTACCTTAAAAGGTTCCTAAATCAAAACTAGTGTTCAATGGTGAAGTAAATGTACCTTGATCGCCAATTGATCCTGACAGAATAGTATTAATTTGATTGTTAAGTGATCGAACATCTATTCCCCAAACTGTTGTTTCTATATCGCCAGCACCAGTAATATTATGGCCGTTTAATGATAAATTATTTCCTAATTGCGGATTAGAATCTGTTATTAAACTTGTCGATCCTGCTATGTTTACAGTATTACTAGTAGATGATACTGTAATAGTTCCACTGCCTGTTATACTTTTAAAACTTAATATCCCAGCAGTTTCTGCTGAAAATATACCCTGTCCAGCTCCGATATTAGTGCCATTAAATGTACTAAGTTGTGTGTACAAATCAGTAAAATTACTATTGACTTTAGTAAATGCCGTACGCAAATCATCACCGGTTCCGTCGTTTGCGTATGTTCCTAAGTTAATTGTCTGTTTGGTCATATTATTCTGCTCGTTTTAGTATTTACCAAGTTCCAGCTGGATATGTCATGCGTACCCAAATATTAACTGTTCCAGTAGTATAAGATGTTGTGCAGAAATAAATGTAAGTGCCGTCAAACGCCATCATTCCTGCTGTATCGCCTGATTTTCCTGTACTGTGTGTAGGAGGAGTCGCCTGGGGATATAAATCAGTAAAATTGTTGTTTACTTTAGTAAACGCTGTACGAATTGGATCCCCAGATGTGTCGTTTGGACTGGCACCCGTGTTGATAATTTCTTGTGTCATTATACTCTCCCTACGGCTACTTCGATAACTCCGGCTTCACCGTAGTCTTTGTCTTGTAATGCTTTACCAAGAACTGCACCTAATGTTGGATTTAATGCCTTAACAGCATATCCAGGTGTTGCACTTGTTGTTAACATATCACCTTTTTTAACACGACCAACTACTTTAACAGGAACACGACCAGCTAGTGCAATACAAACTGCAATACCTGTTTGTTCTTTGTTCATTACGTAAGCTGGATTAGTAGTTACTACACCTGCTAAACGTGTATCATTAATTTGGTCAGTTGTTGTAACTTCCTTATCACCACCAAATACTAATATTGTACCCGGCTCGTATTGTTGATCACCTTCGTAATTTTCTGCCAAGTCAGCGTATGTTGCTTGTAATGTACTATTATTTCCAATATTCCATGTACCAGTGATTTCGCCAACTGTGCTAGCATTTCCAGTATTGAGAGATGTTGTATACAATACTCCAGATCTTGTGTCTAAACCGTAATTTGTTCCAATACTAGAATTTCCATACAATGTAAATGTTAATCCAGTAGTTGTAGTACCTGTAGTTGTAAGAGCGGCATTTCCTGCACATGCATGTACATAAGTATCAGTAATTTGAATATTAGTGGTACTTGTAACAGCCATGATATAATAAGTATATCCAGAAACAATACCACCTGCATTACCAGATAATGTTCCAGATACGGTAATTGCTTGACCTATCAAATAAGTTCCAGAAGTAATAGTTAACTGTCCTGCTGGTCCAGTTACTGAAACAGAAGTTATCGTACTAGTAGTTGATGTAATAGTACCTGCAGATAAAGTTCCGCTAGTAGTATCGATACTACTACCGCTATATAACTGCCATTTACCTGTTAATGTACCAACAGTAGTTGTACCGCCTGAACTTAAATTATTAGAAATTAGAGTACCGCCTAATGCACTAACATTAATAGAACTGCCATTGGCAACTTGCCAAGCACCTGTCAATGTTCCTGGGCTGGAAGCCAACGCTCCTGCTTCGATAGAACTAGCATATAAGTTTCCAGTAACAGTAACTCCGCCATTCAGCGTAGTTATACAACTTGGACCTGACTGATCTTGCGAAGTCATAAACGTAAATTGGCCAGGTGTAAAATAACTTATTGTACTACTTGCAGTTGAAACAACTTTATTACTACCAAAATAATAAGCAGTAGACGAAGTAATATTACCGCTATTGTCTGTTTTAACAATCGAATTCAATCCGCCAGTTGCAGAAACTGGTGTTATAGAATAACCAGTACCAGTGCCAGTTTGAGTAAGAACACCACTGCCGCTGAACGATGATTGGAACATACCGCCGCCATCAGTTATTACATTGGCAGGAGTAATTGTTGTTGGACTTGTTGAATTTCCGCTACGATTTCCTAAAATAGTTCCAGTGGCAATTTGTTGAATGTTTGAAAGAGTAACACCCGTGGTTGCTAGGCTTATTAATCCACTTGAAGATGTAAATTGATTACTATTGTAAACTGCTACACCTAAATTAGCTTGAGTAATAGATGCACCAGTGATACCTGTTGCAGTCTGGCTAATACTTACGGTCCATGTACTAGAAGAACTAGTAGCAGTTCCTACAGATGGTCCTGAAACAATAACAGTATTAGATTGTACAGTACCCCCACTTAGCACCATGCCAACAGCTAATGTACCTGCATTTGCAGTAATACTTAAAGTAGTGCCACTAATAGTTCCAGCAATAACTACACTAGTTGCTGGCAATGTACTTGCAGAATTTAATGATATTTTGCTTTGTGCAATGGCAGCAGTCGAGCTTACCATACTATTAACAATAACACCGCTTTGAATAGTTGCCGTTAAATAACCAGGAGTGTATGTTCCAGTGTTATATGGTGTGTAAGAAATAGCAACTTGATTACTATTATTTGTGCCAGTCGGCGATACAGCATTAGTCCATTGACCTAATCCTGCATCATAAACTAAGAAGTTTCCACTAGCTTCCGTAGTAAATGTTAAAGTACCACTTGGAGTTGGACTCCAAGTAGCACTAACAGTAATATTTCCACTACCACCTGCTGATTGGTTAACTGTGACAATGTTTGCTGTTAATACAGTTTGCCCACCAGTAAATCCTGTTCCAGTAATTATCATACCTGGTTCAATGGTACCATAAACATTAACAAGTTGTACTGTATATATTGTTGGCCCACCGCTTACGCTAGATCCATTATAAGTTGCAGTAGCTTTTATAGCAACATCATTTAATTTATATAAAGAATTTAATGAAGCAGAACTACTATCTACGTAAGTTCTATTAACAGCATCATATATACTAGCGTTTGCACCAGTAGGCATTACAAGATTACCGATACTGTTGTTTGACATGTTGAGCGAACCTTTCATAGGTAACGCACCACTTAATGCCAAGAATCCTGGGCCGATTAAACTACTTGCCGCAACAGGGTTGCTAGATCCGTCTAATCCTAAACGATAGTTAATATAACCAGTAACAGCACTTTGTGTTGGAACAACATCTGATCCGTTTTCACTCATCGTTGGATCAGTTGCAAATTCTTGAATAACAACACCTTTCTTAAATCCTAAACCGCTCAAGTTACTTAACGCGATACTTGCACTAAATGTAACAGTACCAGTACCTTGGTCAACACGGAAGAAACGTCCTACGTTAAAAATACCATTTTCGTCTGTACTTACATAGAATACACGACCGATAGTTTCTTCTAAAATCTGTTGACTTTGTACCGGTGAAATAACAGGGTTACCGTAAACAGGATTTGGATAGTTACTAGTTACATAACCGCCAGTTCCAATTTGATAGAAATCATGTCCAGTTGCACGGCAAGTACTAATATTTTGTGTAATTTGTGCTGGAGCATTTTGAGCGTAACCGATACGCAATGTAGTTTGAAGAGTTGGATTAAATGGTTTACTAATACCAATACTTGTAGCACTACCACTAGTTACTTCTGCTTGTATTGTAGTTAAACTAGAACCGAAACTTCCACCATTAGCATTTGGGTTATATGGATAATATAATGTAATACTTGATGTTGTACTAGAAGCACAATAGTAGTAACCATTGTACAACCCATTTGTATTGCCGTTTACATAATAATATAAACCAGTTGTCGGAGCGGATGATTGTGTATTAATTGTAAATGCAACACTATAATATGCGGCATAAGATCCGCCGCCTCCTACTAAGGTTGGTGTTCCAGCACTTAGAATAGTTTCCTGAGCTCCATATCCATATGCAGGAGAATAGAAACTCAATGGAGTTACACCTGGAGATCCATTCGTTAATGCTAAATTAACTAACGGACTTGTTGCACTAATACTTACGGTAGACCCTACTACTTCTGTAATAGTATAAGTTGCAGATGTTGAAATATTTCCAAAAGTTGAACCACTAAATGTTATGACATTTCCAGCAGTTAAATTACTTACGGTTGATAATGTTACTAAATTATTTGTACCAGTAATAGATGTTGAACTTACTGAAAAGTTAGTACCCATACTGGTTTTAGTTTGCCATGTGCTACCAGCACCACTTCCACTAATATTGGCACTAATGTAAGTATATACATTACTGATAACTGAACCTGCCCCACTAGCAAAGCCTGAACTGCCTAAATTAGATCCGCTAGTTGTATATTGTACTGTAGTTGCTGTAGCCGCAGTTACAATATAATCGCCGTTATATCCTGTTGGTGTGATGCCTGTTACAGTGATAACTTGACCTACTGCAAAGTTTACAGTAGTTGTTGTAGCAAATGTTAATGTAGCAGTTGTACCTGAACTAGCAACTCCGGTAATAGCATATGAACCTAACTGTGCTACACCACTACCTGTTAATACCATACCTGATGCAACAGTTCCTGAACTAACTGTACCAACTGTGAATACACCACTACTATTAATTGTACTTGTAGCATCAACAGTTGTAGCTGTAACCGCAGTTGAACTTACAGTTCCAGCTGTTCCTGGATCAGTAGGATACAATAAACTCATTTGTAAAGTATCAACAGTCGAAGAGTTTGTTACAACGCTAACTGGACTGCTAGTAAGAACAGCAGTGATTACACCATTACCTGGAGTACTCCATGTCATAGCTGAGCCGCTAGCACTTGTAAGTGAAACTACAGCATCCGCTAATGCGTTACTATATGAACTACTAACAGTAATATTGTTACCACTAATACTAGCAATATAATAATTTGTAGCCGATACATACCAGCTCATTGCTACTCCGGTTCCTACAGAAACAGGTTGTGTAGTACCGCCAACTGTAGTACTAATTGTAATTTGATTAGTGCCTGTATTAATTGTTAAAATATAATAAGTTGCGTTAATAGTCAAACCACCGATAATGGTTCCACTGAATGTAATTGCTTGGTTAACAACTAAATTAGCAACATTGTTTAATGTAATATAATTACCAACATTGGTTGTAGAAGTTACTGTACCAGTTAATCCACCGCCAGTTAATCCGCCGAATGTTGTTCCACCAAACGTAATAGTTTGATACAATGACAATCCAGAAGTGCTTGCCAACGTAACTAAGTTTGTTCCAGTAGTAGTACTTAAAACGCTACCCGAATTGCCACTGATAACAATGGTTGGTACACTTGTATATCCAACCCCAGGACTTATTAAAGAAACACTAGTAATTACACCATTAGTTACTGTCGCAGTGGCAATCGCTTGCGCTGATGCACCACCGCCTGTAAATGTAAGTGTCGGATTTTGAGTATAACCAGAACCTGCATTGGAAATTATAAGTTGTTGAACTGTCGCAACAGTCTGACAAGTAAGTGTTGTACCACTTGGAATCCAGCAAGCAGGATTTACAGTGAATGTATTACTATTAACAATAGATTGAATAATAGTTGCGCCACTTGGTGTAGTTGTTGTGCTAGGTATAAATGCACCAGTAGTAGTTGTAGTAACTACCATACCTACTGATAAACTAGAAGTTGATCCAGTGATTGTAATAGTTGAAAGATTTGTTATACCGGATACTTGATAATTTCCATTATAATTGCTGTTACTATTGCCTACAACAGTCAACATACTGTCAACAGGAGGATAAGATAACAGAGTGTTATATGGAATATTAAATGTTACTATTTTACTAGATGCACTGCCAGTTTCTAAAGTATTGCTAACATAAGTCATTGCAGAAACATTAGAGTTACCAGTAGCACCGATGTTTACAACAGGGTTAGAATCTAATTGTAAGTATCCATTAGTATTCGCACCAC